GAAAGATGACACTACTGGCACATCCCCCCGAACGATAATCGCACCCACTTTGGCTCTACTACATGGAGAGAGACTAGACATGATCCCAGCCATATCTAAAAATGCTTTATCTTTAGCAGTCATAGCAATCCTCTTCTTTTGATGCAAGACAAGCCAAATCAGACGCAAGTTTGACAATTGCTTTAGATCTCTTCCCGCACTTGCCTTTATTACCTACTGTATATCTACCTAAAGCAAGACAGACATCGCCTTTGCTTTGAGCAAGCCAAATCGAGTACGCCTTGATACCATATTCAATTTCACTACATCCAGCACAATCAACAAACTGACGCTTGACTTGCATCACTCCCTTTGCACCAGCTGAGGAAGTCAAGCCAGTTTCAAACCGGCTTTCATGGTAGGCTAAAGCAATCATCAAATAAGGATTGATTTCAAACTTGTCGGCGGCTTTGGCTACCATTTCACACTGCCTCATCCTAGCAGGGATTGATGCAGAAATCATTTTCTCCCATCGGGCACTTTGAAGAGACTGGCTAGGATTAAAGATCAATCCCATGACATACCAACATATCTCAAAATAGTTATTCATCTTCATCCTCACTCTTGGTGATATCATCCCACTCATAGCAATAATTCACATCATCAAAGGAAAGCACAATTGCATCTTGATCGAGGATAGCACGACACTTTTTGCAGTAGTGGTATTCGATACTTGATCCGGCTAAAGTCGATTTGATTTCATTCTGGCATCGTAGGCATTGCATTGATCAGCTCCATTGTCTTGGGGAAAATTGTTGATGCTATATCATACACCGCTTTTGCAAATTCCTGCATCTCAAATTGAGAATGATGATCCATTCGCAACTTTAAAAAATGCATCACCGCTTGAGTACTAGCAGACCAAATGCATTCGCTATAGGTGCCAACTGGAAGAACGATTCTAGCCTGCTCCCTACATACCCCCAACTCAAGCAGCTTTTGATAATTGCAATAGGCGATTGTATAGGTCTCACTCAGTAAGGCCAGTGCATCCATATCTTGATCATCATCTAGGTGGCCAAATGATGATTGTTTGTTTTTAGCGTCTTGTAGTCTGAAATGCTCAGGATAAAAAAAGCTCTCTTCAATTTTTGTGTATCTTGCACTTTGCTCATTCCACGCACAACCAACTTGATGTTTCATCCACTGCCTCAGTACAAAGATTGGCGCTTTAATTCTGAATTTAATGTTGCCATGTCTAAAGGGAGATGAATGATTATGATCCCAAAGGTACCTCAAAAGTTTCTCATCTTTGTTGGTCCATTCTTTGCTTTCTCCGGCATAAGAGACGCGAGCGGCATTGACAATTGCCAGATCATCCCCCATGTGGTCAACCAATTCCACAAATCCATCGTTCACTTTTATTTTCATGATACTCCTTAAAAAATATTATATAATAATATATAATAATTGTTGCTGATGTGTTTATATAACACAACATAAAGGAGAAAATTATGCTCAACACCACTTTAATCAATCGCCTCATCAGTCTTGAGGGGGTAATCGATGCCATGTTTAAAATCGAGGCGCCAGATGTCGCAACCGCCTTGAAGATCTGCATCAGCGACATCTTCTCAGACATGATCAAAAAGCATGGTGAGGATCTTGAAAAGCAATTTGCCAGTGAACAGGAGATTGAAGGCAAGATCAAAGATCTATCCAAAGAAAAAAATGATGAAAACATCAAGCAGATCAAAGAAATTTACGATCAACTGAAGGCCAGAAAATGAGAGAATTTTCAGTTTATAAATTGCATGTGTCAATGAATGCTTTCAAAGGCGATTCCGTCTCTTTGCATAATTTTTTCAAGACAATCTGCCTGCTCAAAAACTCCGGCGGCTTTACCTATAAAAGCTCCGACACAGGTTTTGTTATCAACTCAATCACCTCAAACATTGTGCTTGATGTGTGCATCGATGACTATGAGTATACGAACGAGTATTTTGATCTGATGCTGGATAATAAAACCATCTCAATGAGGTATCTTGTTGAAAAAATGGTGACTATCTCTTTAAAGGTCGTTCGCAATCGCAAATACTGCAAACAAGTTTTAGCTGCTCAAGATCCAGAAAAGGAATTGATCAAGCTGGCAAATCGATTTTATAAAACACTTTACATTTCAGCAGTGGATAATCTTCACTTTACAAAGAGAGTCTTAAAAAATGCTCAATAGAATGCACTTAATTGGCCGAGCTGGCAGTGATCCACAAATCAAGAAGATCGGTGAAAAAGATCTTGCCACTTTCTCAGTCGCCTATTCAGAGAGATACAAAGATCAAGATCAAGTCACTTGGTTTAATTGTGAAGTTTGGGGACAACTTGCCAATCTCGTCTCAACTCAACTCAAGAAGGGGGATAGGATCACCGTCATTGGCAAGATCCAGATCAACCAGCATGAGGGAAAAACTTATGTCAAACTCCTTGCCAGTGAGATCATTTTTCTATGAAGATCAAAGATAGAAAATCAATCCTCAATCTCTATGTATCAACGAAGCTCATCGGTTTGCTTGACGCTTTCAGTGATAGGCACTCGATCAAAGTTTCAAAGCTGGCTGAAAAGCTTATGCTTGACGGTCTCAATAAATCTGATCTTGATCAAGTCTTATCTATCGATGATGATGACGCTATTGAGAAGATCACTACTAAAATCATCAGGGAGCTGGATCATGGCAAAGACTAAAGCAGCTATAAAAATTGATACAGTTGATTCTAAGGCCGGCAAAAATAGCAATGCACTAACAAAAAAGCCAGAAGAAGACAAGGCTGAAATCGCAAAAAAGAAAAGGCTTGTATCAACCGAGCAAGTGCTTGAGCTTATATCTCAAGGCCTCTCTCAAACTGACGCCTTATCTATCGTTGGTATTCCTTACCCCACTTGGCACAGCTGGATGAAGGCAGATGCCGAATTGGTGGCAGATATCAAGCGAGCTGAAATCTCTCTCAAGCTCAAGCACCTTCAGAATATCCAAAGGCATTCTGAGAGTGATGTGCGTGCAAGTCAATGGCTACTCGCTCGCAAGTTTCCGGCTGAGTTTGGAGAGAAGGCAACAATCGATATGAATACCAAATCAGACGATAGCAAAGTAATCATCAATGTGATCCAGCAGGTGCAAAAAGAGAAGCACGCTCAAGTAGTGCAAGTGAAACACGAATTGCCAGAAGAAATCGAAGATGAAGAAGACTGATATTGAGCTTAAGCTTAATCCCTTGCAGATCGATCTGATCGACAAGCTGATCTATTCTCATGACCCATTTATTGCCGTTAGAGCTGGCTGGGGTAGTGGCAAGACTTCGGCGCTTGTGTTTGCCTTGTGGACATGGTCAAGCATCCATCCAAACAAATCATCTCTTTTGATCACCGACACAGCGCCACGATATCGATCGGTCTTAGGTCCAGAAATTGAGAAATGGCTTGTGCCTTATGGTTGGATATACCACCAGCAAGAAGGTAAATGGACGGCGCCAAATGGTCATGTCGTTTGGTGTAGATCATATTTCAGACCAGGTACAAGAGATGCAACGCACAATCCGCTTGAAGGTCTCAACATCACAAGCGGATTGGCGTTGATTGATGAGTGTCAAACTCTATCTGAAGAAGTTGCTCAAAAGACTTTAGGCCGTCTCCGATCTGGTCCATCTCCTAAATTAGTTATGGTTGGCCTGCCAGTTTGGGGGGCTTGGTGGGTAGATTTTGCAGAAAAAGCAGGATGCTCACCAATCTTCTATTCAAGCCATGTCAACAAAAACAATCTATCTGAAGCATGGTTTGAGGCAGTCAAAAACCTACCGGAAGCTGAACGGCTGGCAATGGTGGAAAATCAGCCAAAGCCTCCTCAAGGTGTTGTCTTCAGTGAGTGGACACTAAGCCACATCATAGACGATTGGCAGTATCAGCCCTCCATGAGTGCAAGAATTGTGGTTGACTTTGGCTTTAGAAAACCTTCAGTCTTGATCTTGGCACATGATCCGTCTCTAAATGCTGAAGTCATCTGCGCTGAAATTAATCCTCAAGAAATCACTTTGTCAGATCTTGCCAAAGAGATCTTAAAGATTGCTGCGCCTCGAGAGCTAGCCAAACACTACCCCAATCGCATCATGCTTGATGGTGCATCAGGTGATAAGGCTGGCTCAGCTAGATCAGATCGCACTGCTCTATCTGCCTTCCATGAGCTGGCTAAACCGCCGGCACAAGGTGGGATTGGTATGCCTTTTAGGTGGTCAACTGATCCAATACGAACGGACATCTTAAACGGCGTTCAAAGAGTTAAACGGCTTATCCACCAAAGAAGAATTCTATGCACCAAAGAAGTTTGGGATAAAGGTGGATCAGCTCAAGGCAATTCCTTCCGAAAGGCAATCTTATCATATGCTTGGGATGGCAAAGAGATGCCAAAGAAAGACGGGAAGGAGGATCCACTCGACGCGCTCAGATACGATGTTATTAATTGGCTTTGGCGTGATAGTGAGATGCTGCCAGATAAGCCAATTCCATCCATTTCTTTGACGGTCAAAAAGAAGATCGATCTTGTGCAATCACACATCAAAGCGATGAGGAGCCACTAAATGCTAGAAGAAAACAAAATCCACCTTGGCGATTGCCTTGACCTCATGCCATCCATTCCCAGCAAATCGATTGATATGATCTTGTGCGATCTTCCTTATGGTACAACTGCCTGCGAGTGGGATTCTATTATTGATATGGGGAGGCTTTGGCAGGAGTATGAGAGAGTGATTAAGGATAACGGCGCAATTGTTTTGACGGCTTGCAATATATTTACATTTCAATTGTGGCAAAGTAATCCATCTCTTTTTAGATACAGGTGGATTTGGGAAAAGAACCTATCAACTAATTTTCTTCATGCAAAGCACATGCCTTTAAAAAATTTCGAAGATGTTTTGATCTTTTATAAGAAGCAACCTACTTACAATCCTATTAGCTTTAGATTTGGGAGGGAAGGGAAGAGAAAGGGCACTAATAGAGAGTATGAGCAATGGACGCAAAAAAGAACGGATAGTGTGGTAAATGCAAATCGTTTACCTACAAGCATTTTATCTTTTGATTGTGAATCACGAATTAATTCAATCCACCCAACACAGAAACCGGTAGCATTGTTTGAATACCTAATCAAGACATACACCAA